ATGTGTATACCCTAACTTTTTCGCTAAAGTAATTCTTTGATTTCCTTTTAAAACTGTATACCTCTTTTCTATATAGGGGATTCCTAGAGCACCCATTCTAGGTGTTTTTGAAATATGTCTTTGTTCTACTTCTATAGCATTTATCATATTAAATTTTTTTGATAAATCTTGTAAGTAAACTTCGTTTTCTTCGTAGTATTTAATATAACTTATATCACTTATCTTTAATATCTTCTTTTTCGGGTGTGATGTTTTTGCTTTTAGTATTTTCATCTTTATTCTTTAACATCTTTTGTAACTCAGCAGTAGAACCAACAAACAAGGCATTTTTAATTTGAGGACTTGCTGTTTTTGGTAATTCTTTTAAATCTTTTAATTTTTTTTGTAAGTCTTGTAACTTATCAACTGTATTAGCAACATTTGTAATTAATTGACCAGCAACTTCATAAGCTCTTGGGTGTTGTCCTTCTCTGGCAATATCTAATATGCCTTCTATTGCTTCTTGTCCTTTTTCTATTAGATTATAATAATTTTCTCTACTATAATCGTAGTCATTATCAATGTCAGCTTTATTTTTATTTTCAGTTCTAGGAACAATTGGAACCTGTGGCTTAGGTTCTTCTTTAGGTTTTTCTTTTTCAACACCTAAAATTTCATTGACTCTATCTTCTAATTTACTCATAATAATTATTTATTATATGTTTTTTTTAAAATAATTAGGTAAGCCTAAATGTTCTCTTGTATCAAACATATTTTCCTCAGCTCCTGGAGTTTTTTTATTATTATAATGTAAAAAAACTTGAGCACAATCATTTCCTTCAAATTTTTCTCTCCAATGTTCTAAAATATTTCCTTTATAAACTAACATATCTCCTGGATCCATATCTACAGATAATCCTTTATTGTCTGTAGTTCCAGGATATCCTTCGCTAGGTGTTCCTATATTTTTATATGGTTCTATAAAAATAGGCCATTTATCTCCACCTAAAAACATTGTGGTTGATATTTCACAGCTAAATCTATCTTTATGTCTTTCTAATACATCACCTTTTTTGTAGATACGAGCATATGAATATGTTGGAGTTAATTCTAATCCTGTTGTTTTTTCCATAATATTATGACACAACAACAATAATGTTTCCATAGCAATATCAGCATAATGAGAGTAGGTATTAGGTGCTTGAGGGTCGCTATAATAACCCCAATCATTATTAAATTTTGATATATAGTTGTATTTAGAAAATATACTATGTACCTGTCTTTTCATTAAAAAATAATTATAAACAAACTCTGCAACTTTAGGTTCTATTGCTTTTCTAATTATTGTTATATTGTCTTTTTGAAAATCAAATTCCATACTATCTCCAAGGTTGTCCTAAATTCCATAACACTAAAGAATATCTTGTTCCTTTTACAACAGGAGATACTCTATGCCATACAAAACTAGGAAAAATTATTATCGACCCTCTAGGTCTTATTTGTGTACAGGTATTTATTGAAGCGTTTTTGTGTCTTTCCCAATCAACTTGATTTCTAAAATCAAATTGTAAATTACCACCTTCATATTCGGACGGATCATTTAACGAAATTGTTACGGATAATTTTCTTATTTTACCATTTGTATTTGGATTATCAGGAGCATTATAGGGTTCTTCCCAACTATCACAATGCCAGCCATAGTATTGTCCTAAACCATATTTTGTAAATTGACAACTTTCTGAAAAATCCCATTGAAAATTCCAACCAGCTTTTTCATTAGCATCGTGTATGAAAGGGTGTATTGTATTATAAATCCACTGATCGTTTAACCAAACAACTTCTGATTTTCTTTTTTCTTGTATATTGTTTATTTCTTTAGCAGTCAAATCTTTTCTTCCTTCACTGCTACCTGTTACAGCCATTTGAGCTTGTTGCTGTTTTCCTGTGTTTATAACATCATCACAAAATTTTTGAGGTAATGCTGCTTCATAATAGTAATAATAATTTTTTAAATTCATATCGTTATTTATCTATCTCCTATCTCCTCTATAATCATAATGACACATATGTAACCATCCTGTTATAATATATTTTTCCTGTGTTGGTGAAACTATACCTCTGTGTGTGTGAGTAAAATCTGTAGGCCAGATAACAGTTAATCCCTTTTTAGGTTGTATTTTTATATTTTGATATAACCATTCAGTTTCTCCTTTATCTGTAACATCATTTAAATATGTCATAAAAACTAAAGCTCTATTATACATTATTGAACCACTGGATAATGCTGCGTTATCTCTTTCACAGTGCCATTTTTTATAACCACCACCAGGAGCATAATGTTGTATTATAGTTGCATCTAAAGTATGATACAATCCATATAAATTATATTTGTCAATATATGATTGAGTACCTTTACTCAATTCTTTAAAATATTTTTGTATTGCTGAATTGTTAGAAGAATTAAAAATTGCTACATCTGTCGAATCTTTTATACTTTTATCTACACCAAAATTAGAGGATCCTACGGATTTATATTCTTCGTGTTTTTTATGATAGTCTATAAGTTGATCGCAAAGACTCAGGTCTTCTAAAAAATATTGATATATAAAAGTTTCCATAATATAATAAGATTATTTATACTAGTTATTCATCACCATCTTTTGTAGGATTATATGATCTACCATCATCAAATACACTTATTGTTGTTGTAAATCCAAAATCATCATCTGCATCTGCACTTAATGGATCAGGAACAACAGTAACTCTACTTTCTCTTGCTGTTGCCGTAGTATCACTATATGTGTCTGCTTGTGTTTCTTTGATAACTTTTGAAGTATATGGAGGACCAAATAAATAAGTTTTTGCTGTAAAACTTAAAGTATAAGTTACTGCTCTTCTTGTAGTAAAATCACCATCGTAAGTGTCTTCATAACTTACATCTGTCAATATAATAGGAACATCTCTTTTTATTCCCATTTCAGGTATCAAGTTTAATGTTACTGTATAATCAGGTTGAAAATATGGTAAAATTTGTTCTACTATTTGTAAACCATTTTCAGCGTTTGCTGTAAAAACATATAGTTTATAACTTATATTATAAGGAACAGGTGTATAATTATAATTAGTAACTTCTGTACTTCCTGTTTTTACTGTTCTATATTTTTGTATTCTTGTTAATTTTCTGCCACCATCATAAGCAATACCTGAAATTTCAAATCCCATTCTTGGTAATGTTATCGCAAACTCTCTATTTTCTAAACTAGACTGTTGATCCAATCTAACCATAAATTTTTCTTTAGGACCATAAGCTAGAGGAACTCTAATACTTTGTATGGTACTATCCCCTGATCGTTTCTTTACTTGAATATTATTGAAAATTGTACCAAATGCAACGGTCAATTTTCTCATACCTTGATTGTAAAAATAATTATTAAACATTAATTAAAATCTCCTGGTTCACCAAAAGGATTACTTTCAGAAAAGTCTAAAATATCATCTAAAGTGGTTTCAGTATTAAATCCTGCTTCACTCTCAAAATCATCATTATCAGCATATGCAGATTGTGTTCCTATGTCGTAACTTTCTAATATTAGATAATTAGATTGACCATCTGCTCTATCGTGTTCTAACAATAAAGAACCATCTTCATTTTCTAAATCAATTTGGAATGCTGTTTGATTTAGTGAGTAAGTATCTTCTGCTGCGTCTATAACTCCAACACCTGTGTCTAATTCTTCACTACTGTATTCCCATCTAGTTACTTTTAATTTATATACAGGTAAATTTCCTAATTGAAAAAATGGTTGTTGATCTTCTACAAATAATATTTCAAAAAAACTATTCATCAAAGGAAGATATATAATATCACCTTCATTAGGTCTTCCTTCTTTTACAAGTGTTGCTTTTTGATCTACTAATAATTCAAATCTTCTTTTAGAAATCATAAAAGTAGTATCTTCTCTAATTTCTAGTCCAAACTTATTAATTAATTCTTGTTGACCAGCAAAACCCTCCGCCGTTTCAAAGTATGCTTCTATTGGAAATGCATCACCAAATCTACTTGCAACATCTTCACCTAATATAATGTCTTTATTTACAATTGATCTTGGTAAGTAATATACCATATGACCATATTGTCTTAAACCTTCTATGATTAAATCTTCGTGTAATCTTTGTTCGGCTGTGTTTCCTATGCCGTTACCGTTTTGAAAATAATGGTTAACTGGCATATCATTATCCTACCATTATTGCTGGTGCAGTTTCGTATGTATCTCTGATTTCTTTTTCTAATTTTTCAATATCAGCCTCAGCTTCTTGCATAATTTTTGTTCCGTTTAAAGTTACATTACCTATCATAGTAACGCCATCAAACTTACTCAAATTTTGTCCCCATTGTTTTTTAATTAAGGCAGTTGTATATCTTTTCAACCATATATCATTAAATACATCAGTATATGTTGCTGGATCTAATTTTCTATAACAATCTATAATTAAAAACTCATCTTCAGTCAAATCATTAGTCCAATCCATATCAATATATAATCTATTATCGTGTTGTTGAAATCTTATTGGTTTCTTACCTACTAAAATCTGGTCTAAAAAGTCCAAATGTCTTAAAACCATATCATAGTTTATAACTGATGTAGAAGCAAAATCATATAAATCGTTTAATCTTAATTGGTATCTAACATCAAACATATTCATATTGGCTTTATCAGAAAAAGAAAAAATGTTTGTGACTGCTAAAACAGTATCAGGTACAGATAGATAATTGTTTTGCTCGTACCAAGTAGTTGTGTTGCCTGATGCTATATCAGTGGCAACTTCTGATGATTGTGTAGGATTTTTTAATCTTAATTTGTCGGCAGCTGTTAATTTATATTTTAGATATGTTCTTCTTATACCCTCATAGTGAAATTGAGCATAAAATTGTAACGCCTCGTCAAGTCGGTCTTCTAGTTGGTCATTGTCAACGTTAATTTCAATGACAGGTTTTCCTAGTCTTCGTAAAGCGTATTGTTTTAATGTTTCTCTAGTATTAGGGTTTGCCATTCACCATATTCCTTTTATAATGAGATGAAGAAATATGGATTAACCTAATGCGATAGCTTGTGCGATAGCGAAAGGTTTAGTAGAAACATCAGCACCATTTACTTGAAGTGAACCTGTTACGTTCAAAGCTGAACCTTCAATGTATGTTTGTATATCACTTGCTAGTACATATTTTTCAGTACCACCATCTGAAATAGCAAATTTATCACCATCTACAAGTGTTGTTCCTGACCCATCGGTCATTCCATCTATGTTTAGAACAGCCTCAACATTTCCAAATTCCAATGCTGTTGCACCCGAATTTACTTTTAATACCTGACCTGCTGTTCCTAAACTTAAAGAGGCACCTAGACCACCGTAAGCTAAACCTACAAATTCACCTGATTGAAATTCCGCTAATCCTGTAGCGTTTCCATCTCCATCAAAGACTGTTCTTATTGGTACTTTTGCTGCCATAATTCTTCTATTCTCCTATCTCTATTTATAATGTTTTTGTCCTTAAAACTCAAATAAAGTTACTCCAGTTTGATTGCTACCATTTGCTAAAGTAAATGTTTGATTTTGAGTAAATACTGTAGATGTTGTACCTGCTGAAAACTTAAATGATCTAGCGGCCGTAACTAATCCACCAGCATTTGTGAAAAATGGTACATTTCTAACAGCAGCACCTGTAGCCGCATCAGCGGATGCTATACTATCTTCTCCAACTTTTGATCCTGTTGGTAAAGTGGCACCTGTAGCCGAAATTAAAATTTGTCCTGTTCCATCACCAGAGATAGTTGCACCACCAATATCTATCGTATTGCCTGATAAGTATAAATCTCTCCATCTTCTATTTGGTGAACCTAAATCATATGTAATATTATTTAATGGTTCTAAATTTGAAATAAATCTACCATTAACAGTAATTGTATCTTCGGTAGAGTCACCTGAATTAACTCCTAAAGTAACATTACCTCTTAATGTAGAAGCGCCAGAAACATCTAAAGCTCCTGTTGCTGTAACATCAGCCGCTCTAATATTAGCATTTGTTATTGATAAATTACCTGTACTTGAACCAGTAAATGTACCTGTTCCAAATACTACTTCATCTTCCGACTCATCATATCCTAAAAATACATTATTGTCGTCACCTCTTTCAATAATAATACCAGCGTCACCTGTAGCTGAACCTGTACGACCATTTCCTAATTCAAGCAATTGATCTGAAACTGTTGTATTAGTTGTTGAAACTGTTGTGGTTGTTCCATTTACAGTTAGATTTCCTGTTACTGTTAAATCATTACCTATTGTAACATCATTCGGTAATCCTATTGTAATCGTGTTGTCGGTAACAGCAGTTTCTATTTCATTTGCTGTACCAGAAATTGTTAGTGTATCTCCTGTATTAAATGTATCAGGTGTTCCACTATCAGCGTCAAGTGTAAATGATGTACTAATAGCAGCTGTACTTAAAGATGTAATTCTTCCTTGTTGATCTACAGTTATTTGAGGTACCGCTGTTGACGAACCATATGAACCTGGAGTTACTGCAGTGTCATCTAAATCAAAAGTAATAGTATCTTGGACAATACTACTTGTTAAACCAGTTCCACCTTTAACTGTAAGTGTATCTGTTAAAAGAGATATTGTTGCATTAGTTGAACTATCATCTGCAACTGTTAAGTTTGTTGCAACTGAAGTTGTACTAGCAGCAGTTAATCTACCTTGAGCATCAACAGTAAATGTAGGTATTTCTGTTGCTGAACCATAACTTCCAGCAGAAACAGCTGTATCATCTAACGTAACCGTTATTGTATTTGTTGCACCTGATGTACTAATACCTGTTCCACCAGAAACTGTAAGTGACTCACTATCTAAATCTATTGATAATGCTCCACCAGTGTCAGCTGAAAAATCTAAATCTTGTGCTGTAACTTGACTGTCAACATAAGTTTTAATTGCTTTTGCTGAAGCAAGAGTATTATCACTAGCAGATACACTTGTTAAATCAGTATCTAAAACGCCAGAAGCAAAATCAGCAACTTCTAAATTTGTAATAGAGTTACCTGTACCATTTGCGTCAAATGTTTTATTTGTTAAAGTATCGGTACTGTCAGCAAGTATATAAGATTGTAAATCTGAAATATCTGCCTCAACAACTGTGATTGTGTTAGAAGCAGTATTAATTGTTTTACCCGTTAGTGTATCAGTCGTATCTCTACCAACTAATGTATCAGTTGATGTAGGTAATGTTAACGTACCTGTATTTGAGATTGATGAAATAACAGGAGTTGTTAATGTTTTATTTGTTAAGGTTTGTGTAGAAGTTAATAATACTATATCACTTGTATTTGATAAATCTGTTGAAGCAATAGTTATATCAGCACTACCATTAAATGATTGACCAGCGATTGTTCTTGCTGTTTCTAAAGTGGTTGCCGTATCAGCATTACCTGTTACATCACCTGTTACGTTACCAGTGACATTACCTGTTACGTTACCTGTTAAATCACCTGTTACGTTACCAGTGACATTACCTGTTACGTTACCTGTTAAAGCACCTTCAAATGTTCCAGCAACAAATGTTTCTGAACCGACAGTCCACTTATCAGTTGTTTCGTTCCATATTAATGTTTTATTTGCATCATCACCACGTTCTATTTCAATACCACCATTTTCTGAAGCAGAACCTGTAGCGTTAGAATTTAAAAGAATTGTATTGTCAGCTAAATTAATGGTTTCTGTATTAATAGTTGTTGTTGTGCCACTTACTGTTAAGTTACCAGAAATTGTTACATTACCAGAACCATCTTGTGTTACAAAATTTGCGTCTGATAATGCTGAATTAAATTCAGCAGTTGTACCAGTTAAAGTACCTTCTGATAAATCTAAAGTTAATGTGTTTGAAGCACTATCTATTGTTTTGTTTGTTAATATATCATTTGAATTTTCTGTAACGATAGAACCATCAACAGCAATTGTTAATGTATCACCGCTTAATGTTGCTGTAACACCACCACTACCTGCTATTTTTAATGTTTCACCTAAAGAAATAGTTGTTGATGTAGATGAAGTATCTACAAGTGTGAAACCTGAATTAGTTAAATACGAATTTCCAATAGTATCACCTGATTGATATTCAGCTATACCTGTAGGAGTACCGTCTGTAAATACTAGTCTTATTGGTGTTTTTTCTGCCATATTTTATTAAAATAGATAAGCTGGATTATTGTCATCATAGTTTGATGATGATGTAATCGCAGGCGAACCTAAACCTCCTGAATTAGTATAAACTTCTGTAAAATTTTTTGCTTCTGTATTTATTCTAAAAACAAATCCAGCAGCAGCTGTAGATAATCCACCTGAATTAGTAAATATATCTACTTGTTTTTTCGGTTTACCAGATAAAAACAAATCTGTAAAACTATTCGTACTTGAACCAATACTATAAGCATTATCAGTATCAGGTAATAAATTAGCACTAACACTTGAAAAATTAGAATTGTTAGCTATTTCAACAATGTCATTACCATTACGTTGATATATTTTTTTATCAGTAATGTTAACAGCAACTTCACCATCTGCCAAATCACTTGTAGTTGGTATTGAAGAAGCTGTTGTACTTCTTTTTAATTTAATTACAGCTGCCACTATAATCTCCTAATTATTATGCGTATGTTCCGCCGTCAATTTCAGTAACAGTAACAACACCTGTTGTAACTGTAAAGTTATCTGAACTAAATGAAGCAACACCTTTATTTGATGTACTTGCTAATTCAGCAGTGATTGTTAAAGTATCACCTGATTGTGAAGTATCAATACCCTCACCACCAGTTACAGTTAATGTATCACCTAAATCAATATCATTATTACCACTATCTGTAGTAACATTAATTATACTGTTTGCTAATTCACTATTTGATATTTCGCCACTCGCAAGAGTTACTGATTTACCAGATAAATCTAATGTGTTTGCTAATTTAGCAGCAGTAACATTTAAGTCAGTAATTTTCGCAGTTGTTACAGCGTCATTAGCCAAATGTTGAGTATCAATACCACCATCTACAACATTTAATGCATCTGATGTTACTTCGATAGTTGTTCCATCAACTCTTACATCTAAAGTATTTCCAGTTTTTAATAACGCATCACCAGCAGAGATTTGACCTGCGCCAGAGAATTGTGCAACTGTAATATTAGTTGAACCTAGTGTAGGTGTTCCGTTATGTGTAAATACATAACCGTTATCAGCATTAGCTGTACCTTCTTCAACGAATACAAAAGCACCACCTGTAATTTCAATCGCTTCATCACCATCTGGTGTTCTTGTTAATACATAAGCACTTGAACCATCTCCAACTGTTGTAACTCTATATAAACCGTTTTGAACAGCGTCTGACTGATCTTTTAATAATACTCTATCGTTTGTTGATGGAGTTTGACCATCAATTGATAAAGCACCGTTTGAACCAGCAGTAATTGTTCCAGCACCATTGTCATATGTTCCAGCAATATTGGCTGTTGAAGCAAATCTTACAGAATCTTTAACATCTAAACCATTGGCAACACTATCAACATATGCTTTTGTAGCAGCGTCCTGAGAACCAGATGGATCAGATACGTTAGTAATTCTACTTGAATTAACATCAACTGTACCAGAACCTTTAGGGTCTAATATAATATTGATGTTAGTATCATCACCAGCAGATGATAATGTAACACCTGTTCCAGCATCTCCGTTAGTTATCTCTAACTGATTGACTGCTGAAGCTGTTGTGTTAAATACAATTTGTTCATTACCATTTGCGTCAGCAATAAAACCACCATCAGCAATTTTAGGAGCTGTTAATGTTTTATTAGATAATGTTTCTATTCCAGCAAGTGTCGCAAAATCAGCGTCACTTAATGCTGTATTAAATTCAGATATTGTACCTGTTAAAGTACCTTCAGATAAATCTAAAGTTAATGTGTTTGAAGCACTATCAATAATTTTGTTTGTTAAAGTATCTGATGTATCTCTACCAACTAATGTATCAGTTGATGTAGGTAATGTCAATGTACCTGTATTACTAATTGTTGAAATAACTGGTGACGTTAACGTTTTATTAGTTAATTCTTGTGTACCAGTTAAAGTAGCAACTGTACTATCAATATCTAAAGATACAGTATCACCTGAAATAGATGATGTAATACCTGTTCCACCAGCAATCTTTAATGAATCTGTTAATAGATCAATTCCTGTTGATGTTGAACTATCATCAACAACAGTTAAAGTAGTTGCAACCGCAGCAGTTCCAGCAGCAGTTAATCTACCTTGTTGGTCAACTGTGAATGTTGGAATTTGTGTTGCTGAACCATAACTACCTGGAGTTACAGCTGTATCATCTAAATCAATTGTAATTGTGTTATCAGTTACACTTGTTGTAATACCTGTGTCACCAGAGAAAGTTATTGTTTCACCTGTTGATACTGAATCATTTGAACCACTATCAGCAGCAATAGAGAGAGTTTGCGTTACTGTGCTAAATGATAAATTACCAGAACCATCAGTTTTTAAAAATTGGCCGCTTGTTCCATCACCATCTGGCAACGTGAAAGTAGTGGAAGTTGTTACGGCATTTGGAGCTTTTAATCCAATGTAATTTGTACCATTGTTGGTACCTTCGTTTAATTTTAATTGACCACCAGTAGTTGAGTTATTACCAATAAAGATTTCATCAATTGCTTTATTACTATCAACTAGAATTGCTGATGATGCTGTTAATGTTCCTAAAGCGTGATCTAATTTTTCTGTAAAATATACACCACCAATTACTTCTATATTGGCTGCTACACCCGCTGTTTCGACACCTGTTCCTATATAAAGACGATCACCGCCATTTGATCCATTATCTGCAAGATATGAATATGCTAATTCCCCTTGTGCGAGTTGGGAAGGTGATCCAGACGTGCCTGATCGTTTAATCTGAATTATTGTTGCCATTTATTTCTCCCTAAAAATTTCCACCGTTGAACTTTAATGTTCCCGTTGTGGTATCTAATTCGTTTCTTGTTGTAAATTTTTCAGAACTTGCATCATATTGAATCAAAGCACCATCTTCTAACGTAGAAGCATTTACATCTCCTAACAATCTTAACTTTAAATTACTATTTTTAACATTTTGGCTAGAAGGTAAAGTAACGCTTACATTCGCTGGTTTTCCTGCGATTCTTGTTGTTACCCTAGCTTTGACCATAGTTGTATCTCTCTTATAGTAATATTTATAATAAAACTATTATTTTTTTAATATTTATAATTAAAGTATGTTGTAGAATAACAAAAATAATTAATAATTTGTAGAGATTCTAGGATTGACTGTGATAATTCCTTCTAAAACTCTTGTTACTGTGCTGTCTTCAAGTTTCACAATAACAACATCAAAAAGATAACGGCCCTCTTCTAAATTAGAGGTTTGGGCCGCTGTTAAGCTAATAGTAACAACACCCTCATCTGTGTTGTTTGAAGTAGTTAAAGATGTTCTTGTATGAGATGTAGCATATCCTTTTGACATTTGTGCGTAAGACGCATAACCAGACAAATCAAACACTGCGTCTGTATCAGTTGTAACGGTTACGTCAGAACTGAAAGATGTTCCTTGTTCTATTTGTAGATTTGCTATCGCTGACATCTATTATTTTTTAATGTTTTTAATTTCTTCTTCTATTTTCTTATTATAATGTGCCAATAATACTTCAATTTTTTCCATTTCGATTTCGTGCCTTACTTTTGATTGTAGAATTTCACTTCTAGCAACAATTGTATTTTTTATATCAGCACTTAAATCGCTTTCGTTGTACTCAACACCATTTATTGTTATAGTTTTTATTTCAGTTGTCATAATTTTTCACCTTTTTTTATTACTATTTATCTTTTTATTTGATATCTAAATAAAAGATTTATCATATTTTCATCTCTTTTATTTTCTGTAATTCTGTGTAATAAAGTTGAATTGTAAAGAATATAATTTTTGTAGTCTAATCTAGCATTCCAAGAACAATCTTTTATTCTATTGTCGTCATATTCAAAACGTAGAAAACATCTATCGTCATTTTCATCTACCACATTATCATTAACATCATTTTTACCTAATTTTTTTGTAGTATCAGTAAGTGTTAACAAGGCACAATAATCAAAAGATTTAGATAAATTCCAGTTATCTACCAATTGTGTTAAATGTGTGTACTGACCTTTCTTTAGAACATTAACTAGTATAGGGTCTTCGTTGTGAGGAATTAATTGCAAATTGTCTAATTCATCTGCTCTATCACAAATATATCTACTAATCCATCCGAGATGTTGGTGATAAGAAACTTTATAGTAGTGAGGATATTTTGTAAAGACTAAATTATTATCAAATATAAATTTTTCATTATAATGTTTTAAAACGTGATTGGTCACTAAAGACCAATCAACATTAATTTCACTAGGTAATAATTCTTTTTTTAAGAATTGTTGAGTTAGAATTTGTTTATGTGAAGCCATAATATAAACATCAATATAATTTAATTATTAAATATCAATCCAAACTTTTGGATCAGCAGTATGGTTCCATTTTTTATTATTTACTAAACACACCCATTGAGAATTATCTTGGTCCCAAGTTATATTGTAATATCTAGTTTCACCACCTACATCAAAAGTCGTAGTTGTAGGGAAATCTACTGGTGCTTTCCACTCATATGTAGATAAATCTTTTACCCAATCCCTATAAGGTTTAGGTTCCCAAAAACAATCATTATCTTCATCATAAGAACCACCTTTACCTGCGGCATTTCCTCTAAATGCTTTAGATTGATCGGCAGAGACAGTTCTTGTTCCATTTCCATCATCAGTATAATGAACACCTCTACTAGTATTTAAAGAAAATCTTTTCCAAATTGGCCAACCGTGTATTGATTCAAGGTATGCTCTACCCATTTCTTCATTATCAACACCATTTAATAGTTGTACTTCATCTGCAACTACGTGTGTGGATAACACTGCACCGTTTAAACCTATTTTAGCATAATGCGCCATTCTTTTTATCTCCTTTTAAAATTCATTACTGGAATTTGTACCTTAATACTACAACTCCAGAACCACCTGTTGTTTGTGTAGATGGAGAACCTGTTGATCCACCAGCACCTGAACCTGTTGTAGGAGGAGCAGGGGATAAAGAGCCACCACTAGCAGCACCACCACCGCCACCAGGGCCATTGCTTCCACCAGAGCCACCAGCTCCACCAGCAAAATATCTATTATTACCATCTGGTCCAGGCCAACCAATACTTGGTGCGTTTGATCCTAACCAACTATTTGGTACATAACCTGCAGAACCACCTGGTCCACCTTGAGCTGTACTTCCAGAACCTAGAGCGCCGCCGCCTCCGCCGCCGCCCATATTATTTCCTCTTGGACCACCTGAACTACCACCATTATTTCCTTGAGGAGGAGATGTAGGAGGTGTATTTCCTAGTCCAGTTGGTTTGTTATCGTGGCCACCACTACCAGAACCGCCTGGGTTACCAGATCCGTGTCCTTGGCCTCCGCCACCTGTTGATGTAATTGTTGAAAATATTGATTCGCTACCTTGTGTAGGACCTGTTCCACCAGAACCAACAGTTACTGGATAAGTACCGTCTGAAGTTATAGAAAGACCTGTAGGATTTGCTAAAGGCATTCCTGTGAATGGTCCTAGTGGACCTTGTTCATTTGAAAGTCTAAAGCCACCGCCTCCAGCGCCTCCACCATTTTCGAAAGCTTGAGGGTGGTCACCTCTTCCGCCACCACCACCTGCTAATACGAAATAGTCAACTGATGTTGGATAACTAGCTGGACCTACTGCAGCAGTTACTACAAAAGTACTGTCTGATGTAAATGTGTGAACTTTAAAGTCACCTTCTGTTGTTACTGTACCACCTGTTGCTGACATAAACGCAGCATTTGTTAAAGTGATTACAAACTGTCTTGGAACACTATAATTAGTTGTTGCCGCTGTGACTGTAAAAGTAAAATCTTGGTCTGATAAAGGATCAGCAACTGTACCACCAAAAGAACCATCAGTTCCCATTGTCATACCTGTTGGTAGTGAACCAGCTGTTACTGTGTGTGTTACTGTATCTCCATCTGGATCAGTAGCTGCCGCAGATGATAAAGCAGAGAAATCTGTTGCACCTGGTTGTACTGAACCTAAATTAGTATTTGCTGGATTAGCAAATTCTGGTGGATTGTCTAATGTTAAAAGGTTTGTTGCATTAGCGATAATACCATTACCATTTACTATTTTTAAATCGTACGGCGAATTTGCCGCTGTCATAGTAGCTGTTGTATCTACTGTGATTGAAGTTGAATTTGTATATGTAGTTGCACCTGGAGTATATTCGGTACCATCATCACCAACCCAAGTTGCAACGAAACCGTCTTCTATGTTAGCACCTGTAACTGAAACTGTAGTTGTTGTACTTCCATCTGGATCAATAAGTGTAGGACTAATTGATGTTATTGCAGGTGTTTGAAAAATGAAATTTGATCTTTTCATTTTTCTTAATTCGCCAGCAGAAGTGTCGTAAATAAGAACTTGGTCTAAATCATTAACAGTAGTTTCTTCTGTATGGCCTGTAATTACTGTTGAATCTAAATTTGATTGTTTTATTTTTGTCATTATACTGGATACTCCCTTATTACAATATCATCATTGTTAGCTGGTGCCGTTGTAAAAGATAAAGTTGTACCTGATATTGTATAATCTGTTGTTGGAGCTTGAGCAACACCGTTAACTGTTACTAACACTTTATCAACTGTAGAATTTTGAGTTACAGTAAAATCAGTGTTTGAACCATCACCAACAGTCTGTCTTACATTTATTTCAGTTGGTCTATCTTTTGCGTTTATGTATCGGACCATTTGTAAATTCCTTTTTAATACTAATATTTATATTACACGTCTTCTAAAACTGATGCAACAACATCAATTGATGAACCAACAGAAGCCTCTGCTCTTAATACATCGCCAGTTGTTCCATTGTTTTGTAATACTATTTTGTTACCTGACATAATTTCAACTGTAGTGTTTCCTGGAATTTTTAAATCTTTTACGATATAACCATCATTAGTCCCATCGTAATTATCTAAAAATAATCCTACTGTTCTTTCGGAAGCATTCTTATTACAAACTGAAATACCGATAACGATTGATTCTAATGCTGTAGAACCAGCACCTGCTGGAGTAGAGTACACAGCATCAGCTGAAGCACCTGTAGATGTTCCTACGTCTGCTTTAACTTCTCTTTTAAAATCGTTGGCCATTTTTTAATTCCTTTATCTTTTTAAAAACTTGTTTATATTTATATTTATATAAACTTTTAATTTAAGATTTTGACTTATATAAGTTATTTATATCAGTAAAATCTATTATAACGAAAAATATTTCAAAAATTATCCTAAAGCAATCGCCTGAGCAATCGCAAAAGGTGTCGTTGCAACACTTACACTATTTATTGTAATTGCCGCACTATCTAAACTAGTCAAACCTGTCATTGAACCACCCGTTAAAGTGGCGGTTCCGTCGGTTAATGTCGTAGAAGACACACTAGTTAAACCTGATATTGTACTATTAAGAGTTATTGTCAAACTATCTTCTGCTGACACAGTTGCGGTAATATTCGAATCACCTAAAACACTCATAGTATCATTAGCAGATATCACCTGTGTTGTAGATGTTTCATCTCTTAAAGTAAAACTAAATGTAGAAGTTAAAACTTCATTTATAGCACCAACAATTGTTGATTGATTCGTTGTACTTAAACCACTTAAATCACCTACATCTGTACCAAGATTATTGAACGTTGTTCTAAACGTTTCTAAAGTATCTGTTGTTGCTACTGATCTTATTGCCATTATTTGTTAATAACCTCTTTTAATAAATTTTTAATTTCTCTCAATTCTGCTTTCAAAGTATTTATTTCCTTTACGGTATCTCTAATTTGATCGCCTTGTTTTTCTCTTGCTCTCGCTCTAGCCATATATATTTTAAAATCAGTATTAGAACCATTAATAATTGCATTAGAGTTTAAATCTCTTAATAAATTATCATAACCTTCAACTTTCAATTTTCTAGTCATATTATAGTGCTAAAGCAATTGCTCTAAAGTCCTTTAATCTTGGTGGTAACGCAGAGTTTGTACCATTAAATACAATCTTAATTTGGAAAGATGTAAATTCTGGTAATTCACTTGCACTAAATTTGTAATCTTTAAAATCTAAATCTAATACTAGATCGCCGTTTGATGGATCAACCGACACATCTGGAGAACCATCTGTGTTAAATGGTGTATAAGGTAAATCTTCTATTCTTCTTGTTTCTTCACCACCAGATAGTCTAAAGAAACATTTAATTGATGAAGTTGATCTTACACTTGCTGCTAATCTTATATCTAATGCTGTAGATGGATTTGAAAGATTGATAGGTTTTGTAATATAAGAACCTTCTGAAGAACCATTACACACAGCACCACAAGCTGTATCATCTTCGTAATCAACTGTGTTTGTAATTTTAGCAACAACTTTTGAACCCGCTGCTGGAGCTGAATCTAATGTTAATAGTGTTCCTGAAACTGTGTAATCATCAACTGGTTGTAATTTTTTACCATCTTTTTTAACCGCCATAATATGAACGTTACTAGGTGTTCCAGACAAAGTAAATGCTTGTGTTGAACCATCTCCTGTAAATGTATCTGTAGTTGATACTGTAGGATTATTTAATCTATTTGAAATCGCAAAAGCATTTGCTCTTTTTATATCTATCACAGGTGAAACTTTTGAGTTTGTTGAACTAAATGTTAAGTTAACAAACATAGATTGATAAGTTGATCTTGTAGAAGAACCATTACCAATTTCAGCTTTTTCATTTATTTCACTTGCAACTAATCTTGGAACATCAAAATAGATATTGTCATTTAATACAACTGGCAATGCATCACTTGTAGATTGTCTAGCAAATGCTGTTTCTAAACCGTGAACTGATCTACCAGATGTTGTTCTTAAATTAGATGTTAAAGTACAACCTGGGTGTACTACGTGTCCTATTTGTAATTGTAGAACATCAAACAATCTATTTTGAGTAGCTGTTACAGTTGAACCACCAACATCTCCTGTTGCTGTAGCTGTACCTGAAGTTGTAATATCATAACTATCTAAAGTAATATTAGAAATTGTAGCGTAGTCACCATTAATTTCTGAACCTTGTATTCCATTATAATCTGTACCTGATGTTAACCCTGCGATAGTTACATTATCAGTAGATGAATGCATACCGTGATTTGGATGGAATATTCTAACTAAAGAACTTCCATTAAATGTTCTAATAGAATTAGCATTTAGAGTTTTAGCAGATAACGCTTTATTCGTCAACGTTAGAGTACCAGAACTTGAAACATCAAACTCTGCTCTTCTCATTGTAAATTTTAAATCTTCCATTTGTTCAGCAGTCCAAGTACGATTGTTTGCTGATTTAAATAAGATACCTACTGCTGGTTGAGCTGACACTGTTCTATCAGAACCAATTACAGTGTCACCTAGTCTAGCAACATAAGCTGTATAATCCTGAGAATCTGTATATAGTACAAGTGCATATTCAGTTTTTTCTTTTAAATATACTGGTGAATTGAATGTAAATTTAGTTGCAACTGAACCATCAGAACTTGTATTTACATCACTAGGATTTAACCATTTAACTGAAAAAGGAACAATTTTATTTCCAGGATAACCATTAACCATATTTCTAATTTCAGCTTTAACTGGTAATGTATCTGATTTTGTAGCAAAATAAGCGTCAACGCTTGTTATGAATACACCGTCCTCATCATCAATTTGAAATGATTGTGCCAATGGATCTCTACGACCAATTGTTGTAGATGTTTGCCTTGACATTGCTCTTCTTTCAGTAGTATCTTGTCTAACTGTTTGAGCTTCTCTTGTAGAAACTACAGCCTCTTGTACAGTTTCTAGTAAACCTTTTGCATCATAATCTGCTTCCGCAGCAGTTGCTGTTGCTGTTCTATCTGATGTATTTGTAGATGAACTTGTTAATCTGAATACTCTTTTACCTGTTCTCCATCTAGGATTTGACGCTGTGTTTGGATCAGGTATTGAAAAAACTCCTTTAACATAACCATTTGCGTTAGTAGTTATATTTCCGCCTAGTGAACCACCATCAGGAGTTACATATGCTGAAACATCTACGTTATCAAAGAAAGGATAAACTTGGGTATTAGGTCTCAAACCATAACCTTCAAAAGTTACGTTTCTACTTCTAATAAAAGGAACAAAAGCAACAGAAATTACTCTATTTCCTAAACTTTGTCTTATAGTTTGAGGAACAATTACTGTTCTAATTCCACTTCTTGTTTGAACTACATCTGTAGACGTTGTTCTAACTAAACTATTACCTTGCCATCTAGTATCTGTTCTAGGATTACCTGACCATTGATCTTGCCATTCATTCCATTCAGTACCTACTGGTATTTCGGAAACACTTGTATTATCTAATCCAGCATTAATTGCTAAATTATCAAAAGTACCATTTACATTGACAACTATTTCTGGCGCAACTCTTGTTTCTTTCCATTCATCTACTGGTGGATCCAATTCTACATCACCAATCCAATCAAAAATTAAAAATGGATTTAAGTTTTCTGTTTTAGTTGCATATGGTTGTTGTATTAAAGTTGTTTCTGAATAAGGTAAGGTAATTAAATCACCTGTTTTGGCATAATTTGCTGCTGTTCTATCTGCTGCTGAAATTGTTGTTCCATCATCATCAGATTCTTCTAACTCAATAACATCTTCATTAAAAGGTGTTCTTGCCTCACCTCTTGCTCTATCAATTGAAAGTTTGTAGTCATTATTTCCTACGTCACCAACATTGTGACCAGAGAAGTTATCAACAACAAATCCATTTTTAAATCTATCAAAACCATCAGCATCTTGTATTTGTAAACTTTGAGCATCTTGTTCTAATAATGAAAGTTGAGTATAATATTCTAAATTTTGTATTCTATCTTCTAACTTACCAATATCTCTCATTGTATAACGTCTATTGTCTTCTTTTTTAATAGTGACATCAGAAGTTTGTAATGTATAACTTGGTATAGTTATAGTTGCTAATAATAAGTGACCATCTAAATTTCCTGGTTCTAAAGGATTAACAGCAGATGCACCTTTTAGTGCTTTTAATTCACCATCTCTAGTTATGAAAATTTTGTCTATTCTGTTTAGATAATATTCAAAGTCAGTTGTAACATCTGAATTAAACTGTACTACATCTACTGTTGATGAACCTGTACCGTCAAAACTTCTATCAGAAGAACCTGAATTAATTGTACTAGCATCATCTACTCTAGGTCTAAAATCTAAACAATCTCTTAATTCAAATCTATCACCTGTTGTATCTGAAGTGTAACTTGGAATATTCTCATAATCAACAACACCTGAATACGAATCAACATCAAAATAATCACCTGAACCGTGAGAGAAATAATCAAAATTAATTAATAATTGACCTGTTGGTCTAATCGCACCAGGTTTTAAAATTAGTCTTCCAATATCATAGAAGTTATCTCTTTGTCCTGTGTCTAAATTAAATCTATCTGAAATATCAGTATCACTTGCGCTTGCTGATGTACCAAAACTACTTGACATATAAACTGCATTGATTGCATAAATATCAGCTTTACCTAATCCAATTGTTCCACCTTCTATTGTTGATTGATTGGAAATGGCAACTGTTGAACCAGAATTTAAAGTTTTTGTTTTTGAACCAGCAATCGTTCTTTGTACAGTTGCTAAAATTTTAATTTTATGACCTTGAAAGTCAGCACCAAAATCTAATTTTAATGTTTTACCAGTTGGGGATCCAATCAATTCAAATATTGCGTCACCTTCGTGGTTATTACCTTCTAGGTTTAAAACATCTCCAATTGCACCAGATGTTCCAGCACCAAGTGTCATAATAGAAACTGAAAAATCATCTGTAGAATTTGAAGCAAAAGTTTCATTTGTACCAGCAGAAATAGTTTCATCACCATTAGATGATAAAGTAACTGTAAATTGTCTTCTTACATTAAAGTTTGTATCAGTTGCTCCACCATTAGCTGTTGTTTTTAATGTTTTAACTGTTGTATGTGGTAATTGGAATATAGAAATATTACTTTCAGGATTTGTTAATTTTGCTCGTCTTCTTGTAACAATTGAGGCAGTAGTTACATCAGAACCACCTACAGCAGAAGTTAATTCTAATTCGTTTTGAGATACAATATATTTTACTGTACCTGTTACTGTAGAACCAGCGTCATTTGTAAATGAAATTGAATCACCTATTTTTAAATCTATTGTAAAGTTTGTACCTTTACCTTGTAAAGTAGCATCTGAATTTGCTATTGAAACGTTACCTACTAAAGTATAGTTATCTCCGTATGTTGAATCTAATACTGTGTCAGCAGTATAAGTAGGACTTCCTGCCATACCAATTTGTTTAACAGCAGAAATATCTCTTGTTCTAACACCTTTAAAACCTAAAGCATCTACTTGAATTGTACCCGAAGCTGATGATGTTTGACCTGAAATAGTTTCTCCAGCAATAAAGCTTCTTCTAACACCTGAAACTACGACTGTAGTATGAGATACTGTGGGAGCTGAACTATAAGAAGTAACGTTAACAGGTGTTGTACCATCTGTTTCGTATAATTCGAATGTTGATGAAGTTGCGTTTCTTACACAATAAGTAGTATCACTCGATACTGCAACTGAATCTACAGCATATCCGCCACCACTTAAAGTAACTATTTGACCATCTGTTAATCCGTGTCCACTTAAAGTTACGACACCTGGACTTGCTACTGAAATTGTTGTTACAGCTGATGATACATTTTCGGTCGTATTTTGTACGATACCAATTGCGCCTGAAGTGGCACCTGATACTATTTCACCTGTTGTAAAAGAAGCTGAAGTAGTTAAATTTAAATGTGTAAACATTTCTATATCAAATAGATAATGTCTGTATATTGAAGACGTACTGTAAATATCAGATGATTGTGTTCCTGATACAAATTCAAAACCACGAGATTTTGCTCTACCTATTTCAGGAACTATAACACCTGTTGATGATTGTTCTGTTCCTCTACTATCTGTAGGTGTATCATATAAATTAACAGTTTTAAACGCTTCAACATCACCAGAAACAAATCCTATATCTGGCGATCCATAAACGTTTGTTACATTGATATAATTTTTTACATTAAATCTTGTTTTGTGATTATTTGCTGTTTCAAAATCTCTAGCTTTATCAATGTCAACAAAAGTTGTTCCAAGTCTTTCAGCCTCATAACCTCTTACGTATGCTTTAAAAGGTGAAACACCAACTGCAAGTTTAGTAGCGTCACCACCATTTCCAGAAGTATAGATACCTCTATTATTACCTGATATTAAATGTTCTCTTACATCAAAGTCAGGATTACTTAAAACATAATCTCCTGATTCGTCAAATGTTCTTCTTGCTAGTGTGTCTTCTAATACTGCATATTCAGTATTTCTTACAAGTGTTTTAATTATACCATTTTCAACTCTAGCGATTTCAAAAAAATTATCGTCTTCAGTTGATGTTAATGTTTTTTTAGCTAATGATAATGTAATCTTAAATCTATGAGCACCTGGAGCATTGGCATTAGAAGAACCAGCAGCGTTATCATTCAAACTATTATCGTCATTAGGAGTTATTAAAGCTTCAGTAACTGAAAAACCTACTCTGTAACTAGGTGTATTTGTATATTTGTCTAATACTAATGTTTCATCACTTACTTGTACAAAAAATCCATTTATATAAAAAATACCAGACTTAACACTAGCTGAAGAACCTATTGCTGTAGTATCTACAACACACGATACTCCTGTACCTGTTAGTGTTTCGCCGTTAGAAAAAGTTGTTGTAGTATTATTAGTACCTGTTTTTTCATATTTTACAAATAATGTATCAGGATCAGTACCATCAGTTGCTGATGTTCCTACTACAGTTGCAATAACACCAGATGTGCCACCTGTTAATTGTATATTAGAAAAATCTGATAATGTGTTTGAACTATCAATACTAGATAATTTGACAGCATAATAGTTTGTATCTATTCCAATCTGACCTGGAATAATCATTGCACCTTGTTTGAAAAGGTGATCGCCCAATCTTTCTATTTGATTTTGTAAGATTGTTTGTGATTGTGTTAATTCTCTCGCTTGAACAGCTAAACTTGGTCTAAAAAGTATTCTATAAAAGTTTTTAGACTCTGTAAAGTCATCATAATAAGGCGAGAGGTTAAAGTCAGTTTTTGCTGCCATCTATTTCCCTCTAAAATTCAATAATCAATTTAACGTTTTCAGTTTGATCTGCAGCTCTTGTAATTGGTGCTCTATTTTCAACATAAATTACATCACCACTATCAGACTCGATTTCAGCAGTAGCATAACCACTTGTAAATGAAATGTTATCTACTGTAGTTGTACCATCTGGTGTTCCAGATGCTCCTGATGATTGTCCTGTTACTGCATTTGAACCAGAAAACGCTGTTAAATCTCCGTTGCTATCAATTCCTTCATCATTAAATCTTGTTTGAATGTAATATAGTAAACTATTTGAACTATCCCACTCTACAACTTTACCCACAGCACCAGTTGAAGTTTGATTAATTTCTTCATCAGCAGTAAAGTTACCACTTACTGAAGTTAATCTCATAACCTTAACTCCTCTCAGTGTAGAAGCACTTGCTGCGCCTCCTCCAGTTGCGTTAGGGTCTCTTATCAAACAAACTCGTCTAAAATCATTATCTGTTGTAAAGTCACCTGAATTAGAAGTTTCAGCTCCTTCAAAGTTAACATTTAACATCACATAATATCCACCTAATTCTTTTACCGCATCTTCGCCGTGTCCACCTTTTGGCTCTATGATACAATCTAATTCTGCGCCAGTTAAACTTGTTGCTCCAGCTGATACTATATCAGCATTTCTAATATAAGCAAAAGTATAATTTGAACCTGCGTTTGTAACAGTTACACCAGTTACAACACCACCAGCAACTGTTACTGAAACTTTACCACCAGAACCATCTCCGTGTATATCAATGTTTGTAAACGTATTATTTACTAAAGAACCAGAACCTGCTGATTTGATAGTAACTATATTAACTGTTCCGTTTGAGTTAGCTGCTGCAACAGTTGAGTTAGTTGCAACTGCCATAAAATCTGTTGATAGGAAACTAACTCTTTGAGCAGCACTCAAGGTGTACATATATTTCCATTTGTAATCATCATCTGTTTCAATAATAGATGTAGATGTTCCTTCAGGTTTTGAAGTAGAAGCACCACCATTGTTGTTCCATAAACATTTGTAAACATTAAAATCATCTGTAACTACATAAAATAAAGAATCCCATAAACTAGTAGCACCACTTGTTGCAGTTTGTACAGTAGTTGTACCTGTAATTCTATTTCCGTAATCGTGTCTATAATAATCGTAAACTGTACCTGATGTCCAATTTCTTCTAGGTATTACGTAAGACACATCTGAAGATGTAACTTTTTTAGCTGACAATAAGTCATCAAAAGTATAAAATTCATCTTGTATTGAATCTACTGGAGTTAAAGGTGAAGAATCTGAACCTTCGTTTACTGTTCTACTATCACCTCTAGTAGATGTAGTAAAAGCTTGTGGCCTTCCTATACCTAAATAGTAAACGTTTGGAGAAGCTTCTGAAAACGATTCACTAAACTGTTCAGCGTTGTGTATTCTAAATTTGTTAGTTATTATTGCCGGCATTTAATTTAATTCCTTTTTCATATTTATATTATTAAAAAGACTCTAAAGTAATTCTTTTCCATATAGTTGTAGAACCATCATATGTTGCAGTACACACATATAGATATGTTCCGTCTTGTACAACAAGTCCAGCAACATCACCACTTTGTCCTGTATTTGTTGGTGTTCTTGTAGTTATTTTTGTAGTAGAAGGTAAAGTATTACCTCCTAAAAAAGAATAAATTTCATTAAAGTTGTCGTTTATAAGGTCACCACCATCACGGATAGTTGAACCTGTACCATCATTCGCAACTGTTCCTATATTAATACTTTGTTTAGCCATTTTTTCCTAAATTTTAATAATAATATTATTATTTATACTCATTTTTTATGCCACATCAAACTTAATATTTGTTGTGTCAAAAGTAATCTGGTCTTCATCAAAACTATTTTCATCTAAATGCCATATTTGAGATGGAATAGCAAAGTTTGTTTTTAATTTGTAATTAAAATCTGATAGATTATTTAACTCACCATCAATATTCGTATTTAATGTACCTGATAATCTTAAATTATTTAAGTCTTGTATTTGAACTTGACTTGCATAATTTGAACTTAATACTAAATGTGATAAAGAATGTAAATTTGGACCTGCTACTGCTCTACCAAATTTAGTTGTATTATTTCGTATATCAGTTAATTCTTTGATTTGAGATATAATTTTATATCTTCTACTTAATGTTAAATCTCTTGTATTATCTGTAAATAAATCTGGAGTTGAGTCTGCCATCATATCTGGATTTACTCCTAATTGTGGACTAGCATTTAAAGAAGTACCATCATCTATTGTTCCTAATCTTCTACCAAATACTGTTGAGAATAAAGTATTAAGTACATCTTGGATAGGTGTTGTAGTAACACCAGAATTTTCAGTTGTAAATGGTCTCATTTGAGCATTAACCTGTGTTGCAATATCTACTCGGCCTGTAAAGTAGAAACCACCAGTATGCATTGTTTTTTTAAATGAATCTCTCCATTGATTAATTGACTCACCAACTTTAATTATGTAAGAGAAATCTTGGTACAATAAACTGTCTTGTATCTTCATTGTTATTTCTGATATATGTCCATCTTCATTAATATACGAACCTGTTGTATCTAATGTTGAAACAACTGTGGTTGTGGCAGTTGCTTGATCAGTTTTAATAACCATAGCTGAAGCGTTAGAGGTATTACCAGATAATACTGTGTGAGGACTAAAACTTCCAGATGCACTTGTTAATTTCATTAAGCCTAAATTTGTGTTAACTGATTCTACAGTTGCTGTTACAATAGATGAACTTGCATCTAAACCTGAAACAGTTTCACCTATAGTAAAACTTCCTAAAAAATCTTTAACAATTAAATAAGTAGGAAGTGTTAAAGTGGGAGGTGTAGGAGAATTTTGAAAACCTTTACCTGATTCTATAATTTTTAATTCTTGTACTCTTCCAATTTGATCTCCATATGCATATATAACAGCACCATTTCCACTAGTGCTTGTAACAGTCACATTAGGTAATGATAAGAAATTATATCCACCGCTAATAATTCTTATATCTGTAATATCACCAGAACCTGTGCCACTCTCTTGTACAATTTTATTTCCTGTGTAAGGATCACCTCTTACTGTCTCGTCTTCTAATATAATATGATCTTCTGTAGTAGATGTTGATTCTTCCTGTGTGAAACCACCATTAACAACTGAAACTTTTGCTGAAGCAGAACCGCCACCTGTTCCTGTATTTGTAAATGTTATACTATCTCCTATTTCATAATTTGAACCAGCTTCATCTATTATAAAATCGGTAATACTTCCACTTCCTACAGCACCTACTTGAATTAATGCTCCCTCACCACCTGTAATTAAAGAAACGCTATCGCCAATAGAATATAAACTACCATCATTTGTTAAAATAGGATTGTTAGGTAATCCTGTTACAGATGCTTTTATATAAACATCACTTATATCAGTTTCTGTTCCCCATATTTCTTCTCCTACAATAAACGTACCTGTAATACTATCATCATTTAAAATATATTCGGAAACTGTATCTGTACCAATTTGAAATTTGAGCACACTTTCAATAATAGCTGTAGCACCAGAAGTTTGACCTTCAATCGTTCTTCCTACCAAGTCGTTACTATCACCTACGATTGAAATACCTCTTAATACTTTTGATGTATTCCATTTTCCATCTGATACTCTTAAAACTTGTTCTCTAGGATATATTGTTTCTATTTCTTCGTTAAACAATAATCTAAAAAATATTTGATGTCCTACATCTGTACCTTTAAGTCTATAAAGTGATCTTATATTTTTAATTAATTTTCTTTTATCAATACTATCATTTAAAACTTCAGGTAATGTATTTAAAAATTCATTTCTAAATTTTGTTAAAAAACTAGAAATTGCTTTATCAGGATCTCTAAATTCTAAAAGTTGTTGTATATTTGCTACAGGATTCAATTTAAATCCATTTATAATACCACTAGCATTAGATGATGAACCTATTATAGTTTCACCTTCTTTAAATTTATTTTGAGATGTTATGAAAATTCTATTGTTTATTAAATCTTCAGATAATATAGTTGCTGTTGCACCCGAAGTTTGTCCTGTTATAGTTTCACCATTTGTAAATTTTCCAAATGCAGAACTTTCTAAAATAATTTTATCACCAGAATCTAATTGAGTTTTATCTGAACCAATTTTTGAACCATTTAATAAAAGTAAATTTTCTTGGTTTGTTTCAGTTTCTAATAAAATACCATCAGTTGTTTGAATACTTGTAAAAGATATTTCAGCCGCTTCCATAAAGGTAAAGTAGGCTTTTAAAAACTCTACAAATTTAGGATGGTCTTCTAATACAAAACCAGGAACCTGTGAGTTTAATAGATGTGTAATTTTATCATTAAACTTTGCCATAGAAATTAGTAGCTAGATGTTGTCGTATAACCTACTCCAGCATCTGACGATCCTCCAACAAAAGTATCTGCCTCTACATTTATTGATGAATTAGCAACGTCAATTTCTATAATCTGATTTCTTACAGGAACAATATCATTTGAAGAAGGAGTTACAGTTAATTCTATTTGTGTAGAGGAACTTCCTCTTATATTTGATATTTCTGAAACATTTAAAGAATTTAACTGAATTTCACCTGTTATATAATTAATTGTTCCTTGAGTATTATTAGCATATGTTCTTACTCCGCTAATCACTCTATATCTTCTAATATTTCCTTCACCATCATCATCTAAAAAATATTCATTGCTATCACCTGATACTTTAAATCCAGTTGATGTTAATATTCCTCCATTGGTTGCATTGTAACCTGAAACAGGATTATATAATGTGTTTCTAAAATAAACATTATATCTTAAAGACGAACCTATTGTAGGAGAAAATGATTTTCTAATTTTTATAGTTGTAATATTTGAAACTATACTTGTATCTGCATCATCAACAATTCCAATAACTTTTGAATATCTAAACACACCATCAAATCTTTGAAGTGTATTTGTATTATATGAAGTTAATGCATTTGAAATATCTGTTTTTAAAGTTGCCGCAGTTTTTGTGGTTAATTTTTCATCATATTTTGCATTAACAGTTAATAGAACAGAAGTTGTTTCAGGATCAACAATTTCAGGTCTTACAGAAGCAACATTATATCTTTTAAGTTGAGTTACTAAACTATTTTTAGTTGTTTGTGTTAATGTGGAACCACTAACAGCTTTAATTGAAATTTTTACTACACCATATACAGGAGTTTCCTCATCTTCACCACCCCAAGCTGAAACATATTGAGCATTAGGATATAAAGTCTTAACAAGACTTTCATAATCAGAAGTTGTAACTGCTCTATTTTGAGCTGAATAAGTTAAAGGTGCATTGTATCTTATTGATTCTTTTGATTCCGCAGAAATGCCGCCTTGTGCTTCACTTACAGTAGAAATTGTTATATTTGAAAATCCGTCTATCGTTGATGAATAAGAAAAAGTATTTGCACCATTTGCGGCATCAACGTTTGTAACAATATATTCTAAAACAACTATGTTACCATCTGTTAATTTATTACCTATAACACCATCTCCAAAATAAACTTCAAATTTACCATCATCACCTTCTTGTAAAAAATATGCTTTTGTTGTTCCAGTAATATTTGCTAAACTTGTTGCTTTGGTGTAAGTATGTGTTGTAGAATCACCAGCACTATTTTGAACTTTTACGATTAAAGTTGATAAATCAGCTAATGCACTTGGTATTGTAAATTTTTGGTCAGGATCGTTTGAATCTACAGTGTATTTAAAATTAACTAAAGTACCTTCATAAATTCTTACACTTGAAAATTTATAAACACCATTTAATGGAGTTGTAGTTACTTCCGAATTATTTACAAAATAATAAGTTGTTTCATTTACAGTTGTTTCAAAAGTTGTACCTTTAGATAATGTTACTGAAGCACCTGTTGCATCTCCTATAGTAATATCAATGTCAGCATATGGAGCTCTTACTGATGATGGAGTATAACCTAATGCTTTTGCCAATGACACAATATTTTTTCTAATGTCAGCACTTTCAAGGTATAACTCATTTGATAACATATTAGCATTGAAACCTAAATAATGTGTGTTGTATGCTAATGTATCTAATAGAACTGAAAAGCCAGAACCCTCAAAATCATAATCTCTAAATTCTGCTTGATTTCTTAAAAATGATTTTAGATTTTGTTTTATCTGATCAAAATCGAAATCTGAAACTGTTAATTTATTACTTGCCATATTATCTTAATCTCTTTAAAAATGTTTCTACTACTACTGGTGCAGTTGTTCCTACCACATAAAACATAATCTTTAAATCATAAGCATTTTCATCATAATTAGGTCTAGCAACAATTTGTACTAAACGAACTCTTGGTTCAAAATTACTTATTACTTCTTCTACTTTTCTTTGTAAGTTTAAAGCAGTCAAAGGATTCATAGGTTCAAACAATAATGCTCTTACATTTGAACCAATCTCAGGGTGAAAAGGTCTTTCAAAGTGATTAGTATTAATTAAATTTCTAACCGATCTTTTTACTGCTTCTACACCTGTCAATTTATTTACATCATCTGTAACTATATTTCTACCAAAACTTAAATCTAAATCACTATACTCCCTAGTTGCTCTTTTACTCTTATTTAAATTCGTTGTTCCTGAAGCATCGTAGTTTGGCATAGTGTTAATATTTATAATGGGTTTTTGATTATACTCCTATAAAAACATTAGGAGAACCTTGTATCATAGCACCTAAATCCGCTGAATCTCCTATTCTTCCAACAGGTATACCTTGTATTCTTACAGTGGCAGAACCACTATTGAGTATTTGATTAGGGTGAGATATACACGCAGGTGGTGGACTAGGATTAGTAATCGTATGAGGCGCTACAGGTGTTCCTACTACTGAAGCCAAGATACCATTTACTCTTACAGTAGATTGTAAAGGTGTTAAAAGGGTAGATGTTGAATCACAACCGTGTCCAGTTGCCAAAGTATCACCAAATCTACTTACAGCTGGCATTACTTACCCTGTCCGTTGTACGCTTTCCAGCTTCTTTTTTTGTGTTTATTCATAGAGGCAAATTTAGCACTTCTTTTTCTTTTAGTTTGAGAAGTTTTTTTGTAAACTGTTTCGTGTTTTACAAAATCTTTTGATAATCTTGCCATTATCTACCTAATTTCTTTTTTCTACCCCAAGGCAATTGAATACCTTCAGAGATTTTTTGACCTTTTTTGCTAATATATTCAACTCCTATAATTTTATCTTTATTTTCTAAAAATTTTGATTGAATTGACTTAACAGCTTTCTTTAAACTTATTTGTTCCGTTTTTTCTTCTAATCCTTTATCATTCCAAAAGAAAAATTCACGCATTTTTGCCATTTTTTAAGCTCCATTAAAAGAATCGTAATCCATTGAATCGTATTTCACTTCAGCTGGATCGAATCCATCATTTTCTTTGTGCCGACAATGTGTACAGCACAATGTTTGTTGTTCTTCGCCATAATTTTGAAAACAATAACCATCACAATGACAGTCGTGTCCACAATTTTGACAATATTTTTTTTCTTTAACCATTTTTAACTATATTTATCTTAAAAATTACAACTTGCTGTCGCTGTTGTTGTTCCTTTTTTTAACGAATCAACTATTTTTTCTTCAGTATTCATTTTTTTATCACTTGATTCGGTTTTTTCACTTGTTTTTACTTCAATTTTTGGGAAAAATTTACAATTTTTAAGGTTTTTTACACAACCAGAACAAAAAGAGAACAAAAAAAGTAAAAAAATGACTAAAAATAAGGGTTTTTTATGCATATTTTTTTGGTTTTTACCATTGACAATCGCATTTATTCCATATATTATTAACGTATATGAACAATAAAGGAGTAAACACTATGAAAAACAATATCGGTGACGAAATGAAAATGTTTAACAATCATTTATTTAGTATGAGTGTTGATGAGTTAAACACTACTAAAGATTTAATTAATGATTTGATTAAAAGTAAAATTAAATCTGTCTTAAAAGTTGGTATGAAAGTAAATGTAGTA